AGATAGAACACTTCTGGCAATGTCATGTTGGTATCTCCGTACAATAGGGTCAATGTCAATGTTACGGCTACCAGAGGAACTCATAAGCTCTACATCTACAAGGCGTACACCACTAGGCGCACCGTCTTTATCTGGGTAGTTATCGCTAGGGAGTACAATGTAACCTTGCTCGTTGAACTTAACATCCCGAAGGATTTGCTGGACACTACCCAAGAACTGCTTTTGATCTGCACTAGCATCAGCAGAGAGGTATTCCGAGGGTACTCGTGCTACAGGGATACCAGCAAGCTCACGTTCTACAGCAATAGCTTCAATAGCCTGTAGTGAGTTAAGATACTCGTAGCTAGTGTAGGCATTACGAAGGATAGAACGTCCAGAAGGGTCATTATTGATTACTGTAGTTCTGTAGTACAAAGCCTTACTTGTAGGAATGTAACCTGTGTTGTCAGAGCCTGCTAGAGTGGTGTTCTGGTACAGACCTAAGACACTACCAGTTACAGGGTCCACATCGAACCGGGAGACTGTCCAAGGCGCACGAGAGGCTAACTTACGGACACCAATACGACCATCAGGGTACTTAGTCTTTTTCTTAGGGTTCAATGTAGAGGTTAGTGATCTACGCTTGTAAACTACCTCAAAGAAGGAGAACCCAAAGCTAAGGAAAGAAAGAGCCTCAGAGATGTGGTCATCAAGAGTGTGTTCCATATCTTCGAGTACAGATTCAATGAAGTCAGCTTCTTTAATGGCAGCATCACTATCATCAGCAGGCGTAACCTTAAGGTCCACATCCCGCAGGATTTGCTCTACAGCATAAAGAACAGCACCAATAGTAGCATCGTTATCACGCATCTCCATATACTTGCGGATAGCCTTACGGCCCCGAAGTTCAGGAAGGAACTCATCTGCACGGATTTGGCCATTGTGGGTATTAGAACCGGATACACCAAGGATGGTCTTAGCTTTACCTTCTGAGAGGGTCTTATCAACCATTGTTGGGTTTCCTTTTAATCTTGAAGGTCAGGCTTAATAACTACAGAGATGTAATCATTATTAGGGAAGGTCTCTTTGGTGCCACCAATGAAGATAACCTCAAATTCGGCTTGATACATACCTGAGTCAGCCGTGTCTAGAGCTACCCAATCATATCTAACTAGACCAGCTTCAGCATTTACGATAGTAGCAGTAGAGGTTACAACATTACCATTGATATTTCCCATGTAGAAATTAACAGTGGCACTTGCAAGGTCAACAGCTACACCATTAGCGTCTTGTAGGGTAGCTAACATAGAAGGGCTTGTGTCGTTCTGTTTTATATAGAATGTCATCTATGCAGCCTCATTAGCGTTCTCTACTATTACTTTATTTGGGGTATTTGCTGATACTACACAAAAGTTAATACTCTTGGATAGGTCTACCGTATTGTATGATCTATCAGATACGTGTACAGCTCTACCCTGTGCAGCATTGAGGTACCCTATACCTACTTCTGGAGTACCCGTTACTACAGTAACCAAGGTTAGTTGGTGTGATTGAATAATAACGGAGGGGCTTACGGTGGGTTCTTGGGATACTACACCAACAGCATCTATGTCGTGCGTCTGGGCTATACTTGAGGAGCCAACGGTAGGCTGTCCTGTAGTGATGGGGAGTGCAATAGCACCAGAGGTTACAGATGCGGTAGGTGTACCAACGACCGGAGGCTCTGCATTGATATTAGCAGCAGATAGGGAATGCGCTTGAACCAATGTTGATGGCAGAACAATAGATGACCCTGTCGTCAAACTATTGGCTAGAATAACTTGGTCTTGTACTAAGGTAGGTGTACCGATAACGGGAGAGCCAGTAGTAATACCTACAGCACCTAATCCACCACCCTCGGAGAGGCTTGCAGCACCAATGGAAGGTGTATTTGTAGTGATGTTAACGAGTATTACGGAATGTACTTGCGTAAATCCTGCCGAGTCTACAGATGGAATACCGGTAGTAATAGGCGTTAAGGCAATGGCTGTAGTTTCGGCTAGGGTAGATGCACCAATACTAGGAACGCCCGTAGTAATGCCTACAGTACTTAAGACATGACCTTGAGATACACTAGAGTTATCTACAGTTGGAACGCCCGTAGTAATGCCTACAGTACTTAAGACATGACCTTGAGATACACTAGAGTTATCTACAGTTGGAACGCCCGTAGTAATGCCTACGCCAGTAAGGAGGTATATAATCTCAGCAGATACAACCCCATCATCTCCGAGAGGCGCAGAGGCTAATGGGGAAAATCCTAGCATGTGTTACCTCTAAGGTTTAGTGGGCCACTTGACAGTATAGGGGAAGCCAGCTTGCTTTGTTATATCACGAAGTGCTTGACGATAGGCAGTTGTCTCTGCACCCATTGTAACATCACTCAGAGCCATCCAGTCAGTCTCTGCAAGTAGACGGTCACGCTTGTTGCGTACTGCTGTCTCAGCTTGATCCAGAGGCTTGTTTTCGATTGTGTAGCCAATGACCCAGCGACCAGTCTTGTAGGTTTCACCCGTCTCCTCATTGACCGCTGTATCGTTATTGTTAGGCTCAAAGTCACGCACAAGGGTTTGTACAAGGTTATCATACTCAGGCTGTGCGTCAGGCATCACATGGAAGATACCGTAGCTGGCAAGGATAGCGTCACCGATCTTCTTCGGGAAACTGGTCAGTGGATTATCACGGCGAAGGTCTCCGAGCGTGTAAGGGAATTGCTCTACCTGTCCGTTTGCGGTTTTCACGAGTAGCATGGGATGTCCTTATGCTGTGGAGTATTGGTAGATGGTGTCGTTTGTAGTACCTATGATATACATCTTAGTTCCATCCGACTTGAAGAATAAATCAGTAGGTGTAGTTTCTTGAACACCAATACCAAAGAGCCGAAGGAAAGAAGCTGTAGTAACATCCCAAGCTGTGCTTAAATCATATTCGTTTACGTCATCCCCAGACTGACCAATGATATACATCTTAGTCCCTTCTGGATTAAAGACTAGACCCTGTGGCTGCGTTTCTTGGGTAACGACACTAAAGAGTTGGAGATAAGAGGTGGTCGAAATATCCCAAGCTGTGCTTAAATTATACTCGTATACGGAATCTCCCGTACTCCCAACAACGTACAACTTGGTTCCGTCAGGCTTAAAGAAAAGTCCTTGGGGGTTTGTATCTTGCCCCACCACACCGAAGTTTTGCAAGTAAGTTGCAGTTGAAACATCCCAAGCTGTGCTTAGACTGTACTCGTTAATGTCATCGCCAGAGGTGCCAATAATGTACATTTTGGTTCCGTCAGGCTTAAAGAACATGCCAGATGGAAGACTTTCTTGAGTACCCACAGTAAAGGATTGAAGAAGAGAAGCTGTAGATAAATCCCAAGCTGTGCTTAGGTTATACTCATCGACTTCATCCCCAGAGTTTCCAATAATGTACATTTTGGTTCCGTCAGGCTTAAAGAACAGGCCTGTTGGGCTAAACTCCTGCGTAGTAACACTAAAACTAACCCCATCATACGAAGCATTAGCTAGGTCAGGATCGGTCCACACGTCACCCCCACCACTAGGAACTCCAGCCCGTGCCATCTGCATAAGTCTTGCGATACTCATGCCATTGCATCCCCAGCTTGGAAGCCGTAGTAAGTCGTCCCACCGTCTTGGGTGTAGAACGCATACACGTCTGTCTCGCCACTGGCAGGGGCCGTAGGAGCCGTTCCACCAGCCCAATCAACCGAAGCTGGCCAAGTCACAGTAACCGTTGCTGAGGGCGTTACCTTGAGCGTGAAGCCGTAGGCAGTCCCAGTAGCAGGCGGGTTGCTGAAGACGTATGTAGGGCTGGTAGCAGGTGCGTCTGAAAACACATTGCCAGTGGTGAGGTCCAGAGTACCCGTAGTGATATCACCGACTGTTTCACCAGATGGTGCAGCTTCAAAGAAACCCTTTGTGTAGTCGATGACAATGCTCATTTATACAGCCTCCGAGCCGTTCATATCTTCCTGAGTCATGACCCAAGCATAGCACTTGTCGAGGAAGTTATCACCAGCAGATGCCTCAACGTCAGCCAAGTCAGCATGGTAACGGCGGAAGTCCACTTCGCGGGTGTCATCATCAGGCGTGGCAGTGGCATAGCCAGCGACATCAATCATCACTGTGAACTTGGGGCCACCCTCACGCATACGAGAGATAGCTGCGGTAGCGATGCGAAAGTAAGCACCAGCAAACGGTGTGCCATATTGGCTGTTCGTCAGGTCGAGTTGAATAGCCATTGTGGCC